AGCTCCCATGGGTTGACCAACTGCATAACGATACTTTCCTATTGCGTCAGGAAACTGAGGAGACTCGAGATGATAATCTCGATCTACCAAAAGGTTCCTTCATGCGTTAGAAATATCTTTATTATCATACAAAATTGATAATAAATGCACTTGTAAATCTATGGGAAGTCTATCAGTAGCCGCCGTTAAATCATAACAGTAGAAATCCGTTATACCTTTATCCATTAGGATCTTTAAGGGTCCTAATTGGTTAAATGTACCATCTTGCGGTATCTCTTTTAAAATAGAGAATAACGCATTATGTAAGGGTTTCAACGCTGTTTGAGTTCACGCGTCTACGATAGCAAACACTCGTACTTTTCCTGCTGCTTCTAACTTTAGGCTGAGTTTACCCAACTTTAGACTGGACTCTTTCGTTCCGACACCTCAAAAGTCAAGAAGACCTTTCATGGTAAAAACACGATCATCGATCTTGTTTAATACTTTAGATGGGTTCTCCTTGGCATAAGCGATGTCGGCCCGAAGTTTATAGACCAAATCCTTCTGATTAGTATTCAAACAGAATATTTCAAATCAGTTAAGCAAGCCTGGATTCTCCGAAAATGCAATTGCATCTAAGGGATATCCAGTTAGCTGGAAGCGGCTATTGGGCCCAGCAGTTGTTAAACGCAGTAAATCACGCGCCCTAGTAAAGATAGACCTTTTGGTCGCCTCACTGAAATAATCAAGACCGGAATTTCTTCCGATTTTGTTCAGGAGTCTTTGCATTGCTATACCCATTTCTGGGAGATCCGATACTAGTCCTTTAAAGGGACCAGTAATCGTTTCTAATTTTAGCTTTGGGGTCGCGGGAATTACTCTAAAAACAGACAGCAGAGTCAGAACTGCTTTTATTACCCTTCGGTCTTTGACCTCTATTAAGAGGCGGAGACTACCAGGAATAATCAAAGGCAGACCTCGTCGCATCGCAACCCGCATATCCAAATTTGGATCGGGTCGCTCTCCAACCAAAGTTTTCGTCGTAAGACGATAAGCTTCTTTAAGATAAGAAACAGTATAATTTTTACCCGAAAGTAAAATTAACTTTTCTATTCTTCGAGCGAGTTTTTGAAACTCGTCCGTGGAGATTCCATGATTACGAACAAGTAGCCAGACTGACACTCTAACGAACCGCCAGTACATTTTCATAGAAAATTTTACTACGGTCCGCGAGCGCCATTGTTTTGTCTTGCTATTTAATTCTTTCATCATAAAATTTTAATTTTGTGGTGGTCACTTCTTGACTTAGTCCTATCCAGGTAATGTTTAATTACATGATTCTGGACCATTTTGACACGCGAAAGCGTGGCCAAGAGAAGGATAAAAGAAGGATTAACTAGAATCAAAACCTCTTCTCGTGTTAGACATCCGGAGCACTATATGTACTTTTGGACGCTAAGGAACGGAAGGGGGCCCTATGATCTTTCAATGAAGAAAGACTTGTGAGTAACCGGAGAAATCTCCAAGTGCACACATAGTTTGGATCGGCCAATCGGCCCCACCCTAATCTACCGACCGAAGTCGTTAAACTAAGGCGAAAGCCGGCTATAGCT